CACGAACCCGAAGCGCCTTGATTAGACCGTCGATACGGTCAGTCAGGATGTCTAGTTCGTTGGCCTGGTCCTGATACAGAATGAAATCAGGGATCGGAATCAGGTTGTCGGTGGTCGTTGTGGCGTAAAGCGGCTTGGCGCAGGGGAAGAATCCGTCCAGATCCAACGGATCGTCTTTCTCATCCAGCAATTCAGGCGTGGATTCGTTAATCCAATAGACTTTGCCGGTTTCCTTGTCCCACAGCTCGCAAATCTTGGCTTTGTCGTTGGTTTTGCCCGTTTGACCGTACTTGGTCAGGCCTTCTGGGCTTTCATTGGTCGGGATCTTGCGGCCAACTTCTTCGCCAAACCGCTCAATAAGCGCCTCGCGGGACATATAGACCCAACGCCAGACAGCGGTTACCTCTTCCCAGGTGCGTGCCGGCGTATGCCCAAAATCCTTCCAGTGAACGTAGTCAGTGGGGGCGCATTCGTATTCAATTTCTTCAGGTTCTTCCTCCATACCAGCGGTCTGGTTCTGGATGTCGCCGTAATTTTCTTCCTCAACGTCCTCAGTGATCTGCCATCCGTTTTCTGGCATGTCCTGCTTCTTGATGTGCGGGTCATACCGCACCCAAGCCACACCGCGCCCGCCAAGGAACCGATCCTCAACCGAGTTTTTCATAGCAGCCCGAAAATCGGGGTAATGCTCGATTTCGTAGTCCAAAGCCCGCTCAATGAGCAGGGACGCCACCCGACCAACAGGGTCGTTATCGCTAAACCTGCGGCTTACATCGGCCTTGGGCATCCGCGAGAACACTGCCGGCACCAGAGTCTGCACGTTTGACCACAGGATGTTGAACCGAGCTGCTTCATAACCCGTTGTGCCGCTGTTACGCAGGTCATCGCGGTAGCGGCGGATGATCTTGACCGTCCGTGCTTCCCACTTTTTGAACTCGCCATTGTAGCTAGAAATGACATTGAGCCACTTTTGAACGGTCGGCACCTTTTGCGTGTCGTAAGCAGCGGGCATCTTAGTCCTTCTTTGCAGTCTTCGCGGATTCCTTAAACGCACCAGCAGTCGGCGCACCGGGATCACCCGGCTTACGCATACGCTCGCCAGAGCCAGCTTTGATCCGCTCTTGCTTCGCTAGAATGTTGGCATACAGACCGGGCTTTCTCATCGCATTAAGCCGTAAAGATGCCGACAGCCATGACTTCAACGCCGGCCCCGGTTGTGATCTTCCACGCACCGTTAGCCGAAACCACGTTCAGCTCGACGTTATAAACACCTGGAACCAAGGACGCGCTGGCAGGGACAACGGTGTGCGTCAGAATGCCTGTTCCGGTGCCGTCTACAATTACAACGTTGCCCGTTGCGCCAGTCGTAACTGTACAAACAATACGGTGCAGGTAATCGCCAACCGCGCCCGTAGTGCCAAGCACCTGCGCAGTTTGACTGGCTGCAACATGCTCATAAAAATAGCGATATGGATTCGAAACGCCGCTCATAGCCTTGTTCTCCGCGCTCTCTTATTACTAGCCCACATATCCTCTAGAGTGGCTTCGTTCCCAGGGCCAACGATAAGTGGGCGATATGCGTTAGCTGGGTTCGAAACTGGCGCGTTTTGCCATGCAACTGCCAGCATTCTAAACGCATCTGCCGGGTGACTGCACCAATTATGTTTAGGCGTTGATCTGAACGCCTTCTTATCTTCGTCGTATTCCCGCTCATACTGGCGCAAAGCCTCAATGCCATCGCGGCACCGTTCCTCGTCAAACCAGCATTTCGTAAGCGTTGTACGCACCGCCTGGATGCCATCCTGCACACCAAGATCAGGCACAATAGCCATGTTCTCAATGCCCAACTGAGCGCCTAACTGCTCAATGATGCTCTTACCCTGCGCTGCCAGCGTCTTGGCCTTGGCGTCGTGTGGCAGGAAATGCCGCTCATAGTGATACGGCTTGCCCTTGATCTTCTTGCACAGTTTATCAATGTCCGCCCCAGACACCGCGTAGAAGTCGATCACATGCACTTCGTTGCGTAGCACCTGATACCACCAGATCGCCGTATCATCGCGGTAGCCCAAGTCCCACGCCGTATAGGTCGGCAAACTAGGGTCATATTCCACCCTGCCAACGCGGTTCTGCTCGGTCGCATGACGCATCTCAACGCCGTAGTACGCCCCCAGAATCGCCGCCTCAAAGCTGCACTCGTACTCCTGCATGTACTGGTCTTCAGAGATCTGGCGCTTAACAGCCTCCAACTCCTCATCCGCCAGCAAGCCACTATCACTGGCCTTCAGCGTCAAGCTAAACCACTCGTTCGGGTCCAACCGAGCCGTTTGGTACACATCCCAAAACTGGTTCTTACCCTTTGGCGTACCCCCAAATACCGCCCAGCCCTGCTTATCCGACAGCGTAGGACGAATAACGTTACCCCAGACACTCGGCCTAAAATCCCCATACTCATCCATATAAATGCCATCAAAACCCAGACCACGCATAGCATCAGCGTTATCCGCCCCAAAAAGACGGATCTTGGCACCGTTCAAAAGCTCAATGGTAAGTTCCGCCTCATTGGCAGACTTCATAATCGGACGCGCAAAGTCCTTCATATAGTCCCAAGCTACGCTCTTAGCCTGACTACGAAACGGCGCAATATACCCATAAAGCGGGTTCGGCCCCTTAGACAACGCCGCAGCCTTGATAACCTCGTTAACAGCCGCAACCGTCTTTCCAGCACGCCTGTGAGCCACCAAACACGCCCACCGCTGCGTACGATTATGAAACGGCATAAACGCCCTACGTGGCGCATAGTTCAGCGTTACTTCACGAACTGCCACCTAGTAGCCTCGACGCTGACCCATTCCAAACATGCCAGGATACATCTGTTTCATTTGGTTAGGTTGGTATGGCTGACCCATAGGACGCGGATTCATGCCCATCGGCGGAGCCGGCACCGGAGCCATCCTGGGCATTGCTGGCATCGTTGGCGTCATCTGCGGCATCTGCGGGTCCGGATTATCCAGCGCATAGGGCGACACGCCATCCATATCCGCCGTGGTTTTATTGGGCATGAGCTGCTGGCCCATGTTCTGATTAGTCTTAGGTTTGGCTTGTAGTTGTGCAAACTGGTTTTGCAGCATCTCATTGCGACTGTAAGCCATCAATCAATTCCTACTTGAACCAAGTTATTTAATCCAAGCTGGATTGGTTTGGCAATTGGCTCATCGAACAGCCGGGGTTGCTCGTAAGCCTTGGCGATACGGCGGCAGGCGATGTCGAAATATGCGGGCTCGCGCTCTATGCCGATGAAGCTGCGGCCAAGGTTGGCGCAGGCTACTCCAGTGGTGCCAGAGCCCATGAAGGGGTCGAGGATGGTCTGGGCGTTGGGGATGAAGCCAAGGCACCATTCCATGAGGGTGACGGGCTTCTGCGTCGGGTGAACGCGGTCGTTCGCAATGGCCGCGTTGGACAGGTCGCGGCGGCAATAGACGCCATGACCCTTGCTCATCCACGCCAACTCGGCATCCGACAGGAAACTACCGAAGGCATCGTCATTGCGCTTCAGCCAGACAAGGCAAGCCCCGCGTGGTAGGCGGTCGGGATAGTTGTTCCAACCCCAGATGATCTTGTCGCCCGGCAGGTTTAGAAGGAATGACGGATCAAATGGCGCGTCATCTTCCAGGATAGGGCGTCCGTTGGCGCTTCCGATCTTAGTCCCACGTTTTGCCGCTGACACCGGGTCGCCGCCGCTGAAACGCCGATTGTCGGTGTTAAGGCCAATCCCATACGGCGGGTCCGTAACCACAGCATCGACCTTGCCAAGCGTGGGCAGGATGTCCCGGCAATCGCCCAGATACAGCGTGGCATCGCCTATGGTTTCGACCCTCATGCAGCCATCACTTAGGTTCCGCCCAACTCATCTGGATCTCAATAGGACCATCATTGGCACCAACATGCTCCGTTCGAGCCAGCTTGGGAACATGATACTCGATCAAGTCCGTAAACGCACCAAAGGCTGCACGCGCCCCGTCCTCCTGGTAGATTTCATCCAGCCAGGATTGCAGGCGCTCCGAGTTGCCATCGATGAAACTGGCAATCATCTGACGCGCTTCTATCGTGCTCTTCGTTGTGCTGCCCTTGATACGGCCACGGCTCCTGCGACCCGTTAGGCTAAAGCTGCCCTTATTCGCTACGTCAACGCCCATCAGCCCAGTTCTCCGTTGCTTTGCATATAAGGCATCAAGTCATTTTGGGCAAAAAATTTATGGGGGGGGCCTATGTATATACAGCCACCCCCCCCACCGGGGTCGGACCGGGGGCGGGGTCGGTCGCGGCGGCCCCTACGGGCATTGTCGGCATTTCAGCCATGCAAGCGGCTGGGCCAGCCTAGCGCGGCCTAGGGCGCGGCCAATAGGACGTGAGCGCGTGGCGCAGCGGCATAGGGCTGGGCATAGGGCTGGCTGGCTGGGCGAGCGCGGCCATATACATAGACGCATAGGGATAGGGGCCGGCGGGGTCATATGTGATCGCTTGGTAGCGCCTAGACAGTGCCGGCATAGGTCATTCTAGGGTGCCGTTTAGACCCCGTTTTAGACCCCATTTCGTCCCATCAAAAGGAGCGTCCCATCCCATACCCTTATAGGGGTATGGGACGTTGGGACAAATGTCCCAAAGGTGGAGAAAAGTGTCCCATAGCGACCCATAGCGACCCATAGCGACCCATGAGGCCTTATGCTTGTGAGGAGAAAGGCTTTGGGACATGATTGTGTTAAATGGGGATGGTTTTAGGGTGGTTTTTGGGTGCAAATTTTCATGCAGAGCGCCGCTCATTTTCCTCATGCAAAAATGTTTGAGACTACCCTCAGCTATACAAAAACTTATAGCTACAATCTGTAACAATTCGTGATCACACAATCATGCTTGCGATGCTATGAAGCTTCATCGCAAACACAAACGGAGCCAAACACATGAAAATCGAAACGGAAGCCTACGAACACATGAAGCGCCAAATTGCTCTTATCGGAGCGGCCAAGATTAAAGCGCATCGTCAATTCGTCATTAACGAAGGCAAGGCAAAGGACGTTGAAAAGCGCCTACGTTGGGACCTTAGCTATTATGCGCAATTGACCCTGTTCATTTGCGACGAAATTTATGCCAAGGGCTGCGACGATAGCCACGTTGACACGGCGCTTCGTCAAATCATGCGCGAAATTGCGGCCTAATCCTTAACCTAGCAGGAACGAGAACATGACCCCTAAGCAAGCCCTTACAAACGCCGTCAATCGCGCCATTGCCAATGGAGCGCCCGTTTATGAGAACATTGCGAAAGGCAAATTTACGTTTGCCACGATAGAAGCGAGCGCAAAGCGGGCAGGATACAC